CTCGGTGGTGATCGGGCCTCGGTGGTGATCGGGCCTCGGTGGTGATCGGGCCTCGGTGGTGATCGGGCCTCGGTGGTGATCGAATTCGAACTATCGACGAAATCGACGTAGCGGGGATGGGGGCATTAGGCGAGTCGCTGTACCGCAAAAAAAATGGAAAAAACAACTTCCCCCTTCCTTTTGCCTACAATTCTATTACACTTCATTATTTACAAGGAGCCTCCAATGACCCAGGCAAACCCCGGTTCCCCCGCAGCCATTTCTCAGGGATGTCTTTGTCCCATTATGGACAACCATCACGGGAACGGTCGTCCCTCTGGGGACGGCACATACGTGTTCATCCATTCGGGGAGTTGTCCGATGCACGGATTTAAGAGTCAGCCGCATACCACCACCACAATCGACAGTTCAGGAGTCCAGCGATGATCCGCACGACCCTCATCATCGTTTTACTCACCATCGCCACTAGCCGAATCACAGACGCCGGCGACCCCAGCTTTGCCGACAGGTACTTCGCCGCGATGGAGTCAGTTCCGCCCACGCCGCCGGCCCCACAGAAAACAAAAAAACCACCAGTGGTCCGCAAGACGACAAAACCCGCCGAACCATCGACGACATTCGACGGAGTTTATATCCGGAATGCGTCGGGGGATGTGATTGGGATGCGAACACGTTGTAAGGCGTGCAGGATTGGGCGATAGGAATCACAAGCAAGCAGTTTGTCTTTATGGGGAACATGATATGACAGTGAAATTCATGGATCACACGCCGTTGCAAATAAACAGACTCAAGAAGGAGTTTTATGCACACAGCAAGCAAAAGGTCGAGAACATAGACATGATAAGGGCTCTTATGTCAAGAAAGGAAACTTTTCACTGGAGTAATATGTGTTGTTCTGAAGACGACTTCGCTGTGGCTGGAGGACCATTTTTTAATGTTTACCCAAAAGTCATTGATGCTTTATCGAAGACAAATTTATCGATAAGGCCATGTGACACACCAGAGTCACTGTTTCACAAACTTGAAGTGATATGCGTTAAGTTCCCAACAGGTCACGAGATTGAGTCTAAGTATGGCGTGAAATGGTTCTTTATGAGCATTTGTAATGGAGTTCCTGAAGAAAACCCGTTAGCGAAGGATATTGCAATAAATCACAGGCTCGAGAATTGCAGAAAGATACTTCAGATTTCCTATTCGCACGGTGATTGGTGTTCGTCGTGGGCTACCATGTGGGATAATACATTTGAAGTGAGTGATAAGGTGATGGTTCATCTTAACGGTGAGAGCGAGCAGCAGTCAGAATTGCGAAGGTTGATTGCAAGAATTGCATGCGGCGTCATGCTTCTCGCCGCAGACCCGGACTACATCAAGCCTGTGCTGTTAAAAGCGGACGAGGGCAAGACAACGCCAATTGAGGATCGCATTGCGAGGGCAAAGAACCGTGGAGTGTTTGGATTCACGATTGGAGAGGACATTGAGCGATCACCGCACTTTAGGAGACCGCATTTTGCGATTCGATGGACAGGAAAAGGAGGGACAGTTCCGAAGCTCGTGCCTGTGAAGGGGGCGATCATTGGGAAGGAGATTATGACAACAGTTCCGACAGGATTTGAGCAAGAGGTCAGTCAGTCGCTAAACTAAATCACAGAACAGTTTTCGCAGCGTCGTGAGAACACAGTCATCATTAGTCGAAGGGAAGACCATGAGTAAGCAGTTTCGTTTCAAGATCAACGTCGAGTGCGACGTTCAGAACGCGGATTCGGAGTCGATTGCGCGGACAGCAGCATTTGCCCTGTTGACTCAGATGCAGAGCGTCACAAAGCGAGGTCGTCCGTCCTCGGACGTGAAGGCGACGATCACGGGGGTATCGATCAACACAACTGACGATCCGAAGACGATATACCGGCATTCGATGCCTCTTTCTCTTCCGATGAAACCTCGCACGCTGGACGAGTTAGAGATTTCGGACGTGACCGAGTAGATCTCTCCCCGAAAGCAGTCAGCGATTCCCCCGAGTCGCTGGCTGCTTGTTTATTGAGTGGAAACTGCAATGAAGATATCAACACGCACTCACAGAGTAACGAGAGAGAAGATTGAGTCGATAACATCTTCGATTGAGAGGATGGATCAGATTTTGTCGATGTACGGTCCCGGCGTGATCGACCTGTTGACCGAGACTCTTTCGCTGCGTCAGGTTGCTCGCAAAGTGAAGCGATCGCCGACCTATTTGAGTCAGGTGAAGAACGGGAAGCAGCGGATCTCGTGGGAGACGTATTGCATGCTGGTGATGTTGCTTGAAGAGTCGGAGAACTCTGATAAAATGAAGTCATCGTCGCGTACGAGGTGACAACGAAACATCCGGGGTAACACCTGGACTAAAACCGTCGGCGGGCTGCTCGTACCAGTTTGTCGGCGGTTTTTTTGTGGAGATTTGGGATGGAAACTTCTGAGCTGAGATTGAGGATTCTTTCGATTGTTGAGTATGACCATGAGACTGGGTTATTCAGGAGGCTCGTTGCGTCGAAAGGGTGCAGTCTGAAGATCGGCTGGACAAAAGGCTCATTGAGTTATCGAGGCTACCGAAAGATGAACCTGTTGAAGAAGTCTTATGAGCTTCATCGAATCGCGTGGCTGATTCATTACGGGGATTGGCCGAAGAAAAATATCGACCACATCAACGGAGACAAGTCCGACAATCGAATCTGCAATCTGAGAGATGCGACAGTCGTTGAGAACTCCAGGAATATGAGCAAGAGCAAGGCGAACACGTCAGGTCACGTTGGAGTGAGGTATTACGAAAAAATCAGAAAATGGCGTGCTGAAATAAAGGTGAACTACAAGAATATTTCCATCGGTCACTTCAGCACAAAAGAAGAAGCCATCGAAGCAAGAAAGGCTGCTGAACTGGCTCATGGATTTCATCCAAATCATGGCAGGCAAAAACAGAAATGAAACTCTCAGATCCACAGTACAGAGTTTTGGTAAGCGAGGCAGAATGGGTAGGATACGGGGGCGCGGCAGGCTCGGGTAAGAGCCATATTGTCACACTTGACATGCTCAGGCATTGTCAGGGACCGCATGCGAACCCGATGTTTCGCGGTCTGATCATGAGAAGGACTTACCCTCAGTTGACCAAGTCGGGAGCCCTGCTGGATCATTGCCGGGAGATGTACCGTCCGTACGGCGCGATCTACAACCACACTCGCAACGAGTTTGAATTTCCATGTGGCGCGAAGATCGCTCTGGGATCGTGTCAGTTCGAGAAGAACCTCGAGGACTATCAGGGAGCCCAGTTGGATGCTTTGGCAATCGACGAGGCAACGCAGTGGCCTCTGAAGTTTGTGCAGTATCTCTGGGGTCGGGCGAGAAGTAAGTCTGGAGTCAAGCCGAGGATGAAACTCAGCATGAACCCGGATAACGACTCGTGGCTCTATCGGTTTTTGTACTGGTGGCTTTCTCCGGAGACGGGACTTCCAATTCCTGAGCGGTCAGGAGTTATTCGTCACTTCCGGTACGTTGAACCAGAATTTCATTGGTACGACGAACCTCAGTATGAAGTCAGTGCCGAGACAGGCGAACCAGAGTGCGTAACGACTTCTGCGACGTTCATCGGCGCGACACTGCGAGACAACACTCACCTGATGCAGTCTGACCCTGCGTACCGTCAGCGACTCGAGCAGATGTCAGAAGACGACAGAGATCGCTTCCTGAACGGGTGCTGGCTCGCCTCCTCAAAGACCGGGGCCGAGTGGGACAGAGAACTCTTCACCAACGTCTACATCCCGCTCGAAAAGTTCCCGATCCCGAAGCACGCCAACGACATTGTGCGGATGTTCTGCGTCGACCCTTCCAAAGGTCGCTCAGTGAAGAAAGGAGATTACAGCGCAATTGTCTGCATGGCACAAACGTCAGAACTGGCATATGTCGACGCTGACTTAAAACGACGATCGCCGTCGGAGATTATTGAGGACTTGTTCCTGTTCTGCGAGCAGGACCACCACCGGATCAGAAGCGGCGACCTGATTGGGATTGAATCGACGCAGTTTCAGAGTATTTTCCGCGACTTGATCATGAACTACGCGGCGAATCACCTGGACTATGCATTGTCTAAGTATTTGATGTCGGGCGGGCTCATTATCCCGGTCGAGGACATGCTGAAGAAAGAAATGAGAATCCGTCGAGGACTGGACAAGCGATTGACGCAGCGCGAGTTCCGGTTCTTGGAGAATCCGGGGACGACTCTGTTGCTGCAGCAGATTAAGCAGTTCGACGGAATCCCCGGCGTCGGGAAGCACGACGATGGTCCGGATGCATTGGCGATGTGTACGCAGTTGCCGCGTTATGAGCAGGAGTATTGGGAAAATCTGAGGAAGGAGAAGTGAGATGAGTAAACGAGGGTGCGGTCACTGCCGCGAGAAATCGGATCCGGTAGAGTTTGCGATACAGACGGTATCGGCGATCGTCTGCCAATCGTTTCATCAGAACGCGAACGTCGGGATTTACCGTCGCGCGGTGAGATCGTCGCATTGGTGGTGGAGGTTCCTGCAATGATCGAGAAGTACCAGTATTCAGCGACCGTGGTTTCGATTTACGACGGCGACACGATCACAGCCATGGTTGACCTTGGTTTTGGCGTGCAGGTAAAGCAGAAGCTCAGGCTGGCGAGGATCAACACCCCGGAAGTCAAGGGGTCACAACGGGAGCAGGGGATCGCGTCTCGGGACTATCTGATTACCCTGGTGCCGGTCGGCTCTCAGATCGACATCCGGACGATCAGGGACAGTCAGGAGAAGTACGGCAGATATCTGGCGGAGGTGTTCAAGGGCGACATTTGCGTAAATGACCTGCTCGTTCAGGCCGGAATGGCGGCATACAAGTCTTACTAAGATTGTTTTGACGTGTTTTCCTGTGTAATCTGATGTCGAGGAGACATCAGATGAACGGTTTGCCGACGACATGGACCATTGAGAACGAAAAACTGTCAATTGCCGCCACGAAGGCCGCTGCGCGGATCTTTGAGGAACTGGGAGTCAGTTGCGGCGGAGTGAACGCGAACGGCGATCAGCTTCCGTTTGGGGGCGACGAGCCCCTGGAGACCATTCAGGATGTCCGGGAGGCGATTGTTCTCGGGGATCAGCTTGGCAGGTTGCCTTGGGGGACGAACGCGAAGGACAATCGGTCGTATTACATTGCCGATACAGGGCACGCGATTACGGTAAAGCCCAGGGATGAGAATCAGCCGAACTCTGATGCGGTGAAGCGGATTGAGGCGTTCATTGAACTGTGGACGGCTGAGAATCAGTGGCAAATGCGGCAGTCGGAAGTCAGTCAGCGGTGCGATCGGCACGGTGAAGTGTTCGATTTGCTGAGTTACGACGACGACGGGATGGTCCGGGTTTATTTTGGCGAGCCGCAGGATCTCGACGACGACCCGAAAAGCAATTTTGTCGACCCGGACGACGCGACGAAGGAGTATTTCGATTCGTTGGGCGTCCGGAAAACGAATGATTTGCGAGCGCAGCCGGTAGCGTACTTCCTGAAGGATGTGTGGTATCCGGATTTGCGATTCGTCACGAAGATGACGAGGGAAGGTGGTCTTGCGAATTACCGAGGCGACACGATTCCTCTCATGCAGGAATCAGAAGACAGGATTCTGGTCCAGCATCGCAAGAGAAACGTGTTGTCGGCAGATCCTCGGGGGCTGACACTTTACTGGCCGGTACGCGAAGAATTGATCTTTGCGAAGAAACTGCTGGCAAACCTGATGCGAACAAGTTCGTTTCAGGCGGCGTTTGGTGCGATCCGGACGATCATGGGCAATCCGTCGAGCGATTCGGTGAAGAGTTACCTGAATACGCAGCAAAATGGCGGCGCGAGCAGCGGTCAGTCAGAGACATACGACTTTCCGTCGGCGGCGGTTGTCACAATTCCATCGCAGATCAAGTACGAGTTTCCGGAGACGGGCGCCGGGAACAGTAATCACATTGAAACGCTGGTTTCGCTGCTTCGGTCGTGCGCTGCGGGCATGAAGTTGCCGGAGTTCATGTTGACGGCGAACGTCAGCGAGGGGAATTTCGCTTCGACACTGGTTTCGGAGGGACCGTTCCACAAGTCGATGCGGTACGAGCAGAGCTTGATGGTTCAGGAAGACCTGCGGATCCTGAAGCAGGCTCTGTGGTACGCTGCGGAGTCAGGAGAGCACGACATCACAACGGCTGACGTGATGCAGGTTGTGCTGGAAATCAAGCCGCCGCGAGTTCAGACGAGAAACCGCCAGGAAGATCACGAGGTGATGAAGGATTGGTGGGATCGCGGCCTGCTGGGTAACAAGACGGTTTTGGCTCCGGAAGGGCTGGAATCAGTGGCCGAGAACGCTCAGCGCAAATCGGAACTGGAGACGGAGCTTCCGCTGCCGGCTGGATCTCCGCAATCGCCACTGAATCTGGGGACTCCGGGACCGGTAGCGGGGAATAAAGCCGATCCGATGAAAGAAAAGGGTGTTTCGAAGAAAGATCCGACTCGAAACGCTTAAATTCGGTTGCACGGGACTTGTCAAGTTCGTACAAAATGACTTATTGTCAATTTGGCGATTTGACAAAAGGAGTTTGCCATGGGATGTGGCTGCGGAAGTAAGAAGAAACCGAAGGGTGGCAAGGGCGGAACAAAATGAGTGACATCCTCGTAACAGAAGATGCGTTCGAAGCCATTGCCGAAGATCGAATTGATCGAGAGCGGGGAATCATCCGGGGAGTCAAGTTGCTGGGGTTGAGAAGTCTCAACAAACGCAACTACGACACACCCGGAGTTCAGAAGTCAGCGATGAGGCTGCTGCCGGGGACATCGATTTACATCGACCATCCGCCGACGGCAACGACGAGTCGCTCCTATCGGGACAAGTTCGCTGTTGTTGGTCAGAAGGTTGAGTACCGTCCTGGCGAAGGTTACTTCGGGGACGTGCATTTCAATCCGAAACATGCTGTTGCAGAACAGTTCTTGTGGGACGTAGTCAACGCTCCAAAGTCGTTGGGAATGTCGATCAATTCCTCGATCAAGTCCGGAAAAGTCGGTTCCGACGGGGACATGATTGTCGAGTCTATCGAAGTTCTCCGGTCTGTCGACATTGTCACGAAGCCGGCAACAACTGCTGGCATTTTCGAATCAGAGGAAGAAGAGATCATGGACCTGAAGACACTCCGCGACAAGCATCCAGAACTCGTGAAGTCAATTCTCGAAGAAGCCACAGCGACTGACGTGACGGAAGCCGCGCTCGTTCAGGCGAAGAAAGAGAAGGACGAGTTGAAAGCTCGTTTGGACGCATTGGAAGCCGAGCGAGCGACTGAGAAGTTGCGAGGCGAAGTGTCTGCCGAGTTTGCGAAGATCTTCGAAGAAGTTACTGTCGAAGCCGCATTGATGGCAGAGATCGTTGAGTGCGCCTGTGAAATGCAGGAAGGCACTCGCAAGAAATACAGTTCGGTGATGTCGAAGATCAGCCCGATGCTGGTCGACGACGAATCGAACGACGTTGAAGAAACCCCGGTGAAGGAAGAAGAGGAGCAGGCGAAGAAGCCAGCTTATCGTCCGACTCCGGGAAACAAGGCGGGTTACAAGAAGGGTTCTTTGCTCGAAGAACTCGGCCTGAAGAAGTAATCACTGACCGTTTCGGTTCGTTTGTTTGAAAAGGGCGAGACATGCCACGCTGTTTGAATGTAATGCACCAGTACGGTCAGGTTCCTGCGGTCACTGACATCCGTCACATGACTCCGCCTGATACTCTGGTTGATATGTGCCCTGGTGACTTCCTTGGAAGCGACAGTGCGACCGGGATCCTCAAGGCTGCACTGATCCAGACAGATCAGGCGTGGGACACGAATCTCGCGACGACCCAGACTGCCGCGAAAGCGAAGTTTCAGGGCGTAAACCTGCAGGAAATCGATTCGGATGACGGCGTTTGCAACGACGCTCCGGATTGCATCCCTTTCGCTCTGTATCGCGAAGGGTCGACATTTCAGAGAGCTTACAAGATTGTCGATGTTGACGGGGCTGCTGCTCCGACAACTTGGGTTCGCGGTCAGGGATTCACATTCGGCAAAGTTGCTGGATCGAATCTGTTGAGCAACGACACGATCCAGAAGACGGACACTGCCGGACTGAAAGTCTTCCAGGCAGTCAACGACAGCGGGACCGAAAGCCAGGCTTACGCTCTCGTCGAATTCAAATCGTAATTTGTGTGGTGATTCCGAGGTTCAGACAAGGACAGTAAAATGGCGAATCGCCAACTCACGAAAAAGGTCATTGACGCTTACAAGAAGCACGGCGAACAGGTTCTTGAAGAGTTCGACGAGGCTCTCGAATCAAAGCAGGTCAAGGCTTTGGACATCGACCTGAATTACTGCGTTGAGCAGGACTTCGGGCCGAACTTCAAAGAGAAGATCATGAACATGGACTCGGACGCGATGGAAGCCATCGTGACCAGTGGCACGTTCAACAAGATGGTTCAGCGAACCATCCGCTACTCGCTTCAGGAAAATCCTCGCGAAGAGTACAAGCTCTCTGCGATCACTCCGGTCGAGAGTCGTGGTGAGTGCGAAGAGTCATTCAAGGACTGGGGTGTCTTCAGCGACATCAAGGTTCACGAGTTGTGCGAACTCGAGCCAAGTCCGCTGTACGGTGTTGCCAGTGATTATCTGGAGCATCCGAACGGCAAGACTGTCGGAGCCGGCATCGCGTTTACTCGCGAAGCAATGTGCAAGGATCCTAACGGATTCGCGATGCAGCAGGTTCCGAAGATCGCCGACGCTCACAACCTGTACCGCGAAGAAAAGTTGGTCGATACTTTGATCGGCTACAACGCGACCTACGATCGCAGCGGAACTCTGTACGACATCTTCTACGAAGACGGCGCGACAGGCACTCCGTTCGACGATGGTTCCGGCGGGCCTTGGATCAACGCAGCTTCTCAGACTCTTACCTGCGGCGAAGACCTGCAGACTGTCAAGAACCTGTTCTACGACATGACAGACTTGGTTCACGGTCGTCCGATGTCGGTCGACGTGACGAATCTGAACGTGTTCACGAGTCAGCGAACTCGAGACCGGATTCTGCCTTTGCTTAACGCCACGAGCGTTGAGAAGGACGCGACCTGTCCGGGAAGTGGCGACACGGTTCACTACTTCATGACTCCGGAAGTCGCCAACGGGATGACATTCAGCCCGACGGAATATCAGCGACTGATTTCGGCAATCGTCTCACGATACAGTCTGACTCAGGCTCAGGCGAACGAGTGGATCTTCTTCGGCAAGATTCCTGAGTTTATGGCGTGGGTCTATCAGATCCGCCCAACGGTGACTCGATTAAACCTGAGCGAAGAAGCTCAGCGTCGTCGGATCGTGGCTCAGTACGACAGCATCAGCAAGGGTTACGCCTACGTCAAGGAGCCACAGAAGGCTGTTTGGTTGACTGGCGACTCAAGCGAATCAACATAGTCTGCGGTTAGCAGACAACGCATCAGAAGAGCGACGGCGAGTGATCGTCGCCGCTCTTTTTGTTTCCAGTTCCTGAAGGAAGGTGTAGAATGGCAAGTAGCACGATGTGGGCTGTTCGTTGTCCTGGCGGACCAACGAAGGTAGTGAAGTCAAAGAAGCCGATCAGCGAGATCGCGGTCAAGGAAGCATACCTTGAATCGTTCTCGAAGATCCGGACGGAAGTCGAGCGTGACAAAGAATTGAAGTGGCCAGTCCTGAAGCCGATTGACGAGACGGAATTCCAGAAGGAATTCGCACAGATCTGTGCGCCGTCTCCGAACAGTGGACGTGAATGGCGAATTGTTGAGGTCTAAGGAGATGTGCGGTGGCAAGCTGTCTTTCGTGTGAAGAGTTAGAACAGAAGATCTGTGATCTTTCGGAAGAGATCACAGCAGCTTCGTGTACGGCTTCGATCACGAAAGAGGGCGACACTTCCGAGGACAGGACTCCAGGCCTGAAGGCAAAAATTGACGTACTGAAGACATACACGGATTTGTACAAAGCGAAGAAGTGTGGTTCGTCCACTGACTTGTTTGAGTTTGTGCATGTTCCGTGCGTGACTCCGGTGAGTTGCATTGGTGATGTTTGCATTACGACTCCGATGATTCGGAGGAATCGCAGGTATCGGCGATGAGCGAGTCAGCTTCGGAATCGTGTTGTCTGGAAATCCCGTGCGGCTGCACGAGTTGGCTGACGGCGTTCTGCGACTACGTCGTGATTACTCTCGAGTATTGCGGAGCATCGACAGAGTTCCTGTCAGCCAGATCCAAGGGTGTGAAGTTCGAGGCAACGAACAATCACACGAACGTGCATATGAGTGACCGGATCTTCCGGATTTCAACGCAGGAGAATGCGGTCGAGGTCGGCGCGGGAGCGGTGATTACAGATGCGGACGGTGCTGAGTGGGTCGTTTACGCGACCGAGTATTTAACATCGTTCTGTGTGTGGAAGTTGTGGGCTCGGTCGGTTGCGGCGTGTTTCCTGCTGACGGAGACGATCGATGTACTCGTCGAAGACTGTGAAGACTGCGACTGCAGTCAGGAGACGGTTTACCGGCGAGTTGCGAGAATCAAGGGGAGCATCTACGCAGAGACAGGGCAGATTCAGTCTAGGAATGACGGACGGGATCTGGTCTACCAGTATTCCGGAGATCTGGTCAAATGGCCTCTTAGTGACAAACCCTCGGCCAGACATCGACTGAAGACGAAGACGGGATCGTACAAGATCACGAGAGTATCGGATCGCGGTGCATTTGTTCCGTTCAATGTTGGACTGGAGAAGGAAAGTGCTGACTGCTCGGTTCGAGGATCATAGTGACGAAGTAGGCAAGATGGTTGCGAGGCGACTGACTGT